AGGTCCGCGCCATCAGCTTCGACCCGCGCTTCTTCGACGTTCCGGCGAAGATGCTGGACGACGAGGGCCTCCCGATGGTCGAGGTGGCGCAGTCGGTCGAGGCCATGACCCGCGCCATCGGCGGCCTGTACGAGGCCATCCAGAACGGCGACATCACCCACGACGAGGACGACGTCTTCGCCATGCAGGTGCTCAACGCCGTGCCACGCTTCAACGACCGGGGCTTCACCCTCGCCAAGTCGAAGTCGCGGGGTCACATCGACGCTGCCATCGCGCTCGCCCTAGCGTTCGACCGGGTGCAGCGGCACATCACCGCAGGCCCCTCCGTCTACGAGACCCGCGGCATCATCCACGTCTGACCGCAGGAGGTCCACCCTTGCGCCGCATCGCCGAAGCCCTCCGGGCACTGTTCGCTGACACCATCGGCCTCGAGGGCGCGTTCACCGTGGCGGGTCTCGCTGGCCTGACGTTCGTGGCCTGGTACACCGACTGGCTGCTGGGCGTCGCTGTCGCCTCGATCCTGCTCCTCATCATCGGCATCGCGCTCGCTCGGCCGCGCCAGGGGGTGTAAGTCATGGGCCTCTTCGCTCGACGCTGGGCGGACCGAAAGGCCGGAGATGTGGGCTACCCCGCGACCGGCTGGGCCCCGCCGTTCGGCTGGTCGCGTTCGACATCTACCGGGCTGGTCATCACCGAGGACAACGCCAACACGGTCGCGGCGTGGTTCGCCGGCGTGCGCGCCATCGCGCAGGATGTCTCGACGCTGCCGCTCATCACCTATCGCCAGCAGGGCCGCGACAAGGTCCGCGCCCGCGACCATCGCGTCTACGGCATCCTGCACGACGCCTTCAACCCGGAGATGACCAGCGTCGTCGCCCGCGAGACGATGCAGGGCCACCTGCTGACGTGGGGCAATGCCTTCGCCGAGCGCGAGCTCGACCAGCGCGGGCGGCTGCTGCACCTGTGGCCGCTGCGGCCGGACAGGATGCGCGTGTCGCTGACCGCGGATGGCAGGCGCAAGTACGAGTACCAGGTCCGCCCCGGCACCGCCTACATCGAGATGGACCCCAAGCGGGTCTTCCACATCCCCGGCATGGGCTACGACGGGCTCGTGGGCTACTCGCTCCTGACGCTGGCTCGGGAGACGCTGGCGGCCACTGTCAGCCTGCGCGAGTACGGCGGTCGCGTGCTCGCCAACGATGCCCGCCCGGGCGTCATCCTGACGCACCCGAACACGCTTTCGCCGGTCGCCAAGAAGAACATCGAGGACTCGTGGAGTGACAAGCACGGCGGGTTCTCCAACGCCGGTCGCACGGCCGTCCTCGAGGAGGGCATCACCGTCACCTCGCTGGGCCTGCCGCGCGAGGACCTGCTGTTCATCAACGGCCAGAAGTGGCAGGTCACCGAGATCGCCCGCTGGCTGCGGCTGGCGCCGCACAAGATCGGCGACCTCGAGCGGGCGACGTTCAGCAACATCGAGGAGCAGAACATCGACCACGTCTCCTCGACGCTGCGCCCCTGGTGTACCCGCTGGGAGCAGCAGATCGACAAGGACCTGCTGCCCGAACCCGACCTGTTCGCCGAGCATCTGCTTGACGCCGCCCTCCGCGGCAAGACGCTGGAGCGATACCAAGCGTTCGCCATCGCGGTGCAGAACAAGGCGATGGTGCCCAACGAGTGGCGCGCGTTCGAGAACTGGAACCCGGTCGATTGGGGCGACGAGCCCGTACTGACCCCGAACAACAGCGCCGCAGAGCAAGGAGAAGCCGCATGAACGGCCGCAAGATGTTCGCCCCCGGCGACCTGAAGCTGGACGAACGGGGTCACTTCAGGGCCGCCTTCGCGCAGTTCAACGTCATCGACAGCGACGGCGACGTGACCCTGCCGGGCGCGTTTCCCAACAAGGCTGTGCCGATGTCCGCCTACGGCCACACCTCGTGGGACGGCGCGCTGCCGGTCGGCCGCGGCGTCATCACCGAGGAGGGCGATTGGGCCGTCTTCGAGGGTGACTTCTTCCTCGACACGACGCACGGGCAGGACGCCTACCTCACCGTCAAGGGCCTCGGCGAGCTTGCCGAGTACAGCTACGGCTACAACGTCCTCGACTCCGAGCGGGGCACTCTCAACGGTACACCGGTCAACTACCTCAAGAGCATCGACCCCTGGGAAGTCTCGCCTGTCCTGAAGGGCGCCGGGGTCGGCACCCACACCATCGCGATCAAGAGCGGCGCGCCGGGTACAGACGCGCCGTATGCCGAGGCGGCCTCCTGGTATCTGGAGCACGTCCCGGCGCTCATCGAGCGCACCAGGGACCGTGAAGCGCACCGCGCCTCGGAGGGCCGCTCCCTCTCGAAGGCCGACCGCGAACGGCTCGAGGACATCGCGTCCTCGTTCCTTGCGCACGCCGACGCCATCTGGGCGTTCCTGGCCGAGCCCACGCCAGCCAAGGCTGACGACCGGGCCGCCCGAGCCCTGCTGGTGGAGATCGAACGCGCCCGCTCCGCGGGCGTTCCCGTCTGACATACCCCCCCGTACCGGAGATAGCATCACCATGCCAACCGCATCCGAGCTCCGCTCCCAGCTCGACGCCAAGCGCGCCGCTGCTGGCGCGTTCCTCGCCGCCTTCAAGAAGGACGACGGCTACGACATGCCGACCGACAAGGTCGGCGAGTTCCAGAAGCGCACCCTCGAGGTCGAGGAACTGGCCGTCCAGTGGGAGGCCGCTGTCGAGGCCGAGAAGACTGCTGCCATCGAGGCCGTCGAGTCAAAGTCCGCCGGTCGCCTGGCTGTCGCCGACACCAAGGACGTGCCGACGGGCATCAGCACCAAGGCCGATCTCGACGCCGCGTTCCGCAAGGGCTTCTCGCAGCAGGGCTTCGCCGGCTACCAGATCGGCGATGCTCCCAAGCGCTTCGAGATCCCGGCCGACCTCAAGACGGTCGTCACCATCGGCACGTCGTACGCGACGCAGCCTGAGCAGGTCGGCCGCGCCGAGTCGGCCCTCTTCTTCGGCGATGTCGAGCCGTACTTCCCGTCCGGCACGACCAGCAGCGCGTCCATCGTGGGCTACATCCAGACCACGGACACGGACAACGCGGCTGCCGTCGCTGAGGTCACCGCTGCCACTGACTCTGCCTTCGTGTGGACGCCCACGACCGACGAGGTCGAGGATGTCCAGACGTGGATCCCCATCAGCCGCAACCTCCTGTCTGACGAGCCGCAGATGCAGTCGGTCATCACCGGCATGCTCGCCAAGCGCCTTCAGAAGAAGGTCAACGGCTACATCCTCAACGGCACTGGCACCACGCCGGTCCCGTGGGGCGTCTTCATCCGCACTGGCGTCCAGACCCAGGCGAAGTCGACCGATCCGACGTTCGACGCCATCCACAAGGCCATCACCAAGGTGGCCGTGACGGGTGACGCGAACCCCAACCTGGCGGTCTTCCACCCCAACGACTGGCAGGACATCCGCCTCACCCGCACCACCGATGGCATCTACCTGCTCGGCAACCCGTCCGAGGCTGGCGCGATGCGCATCTGGGGCCTTCCCGTCGTCGTGTCCACCGGCATGACCGAGAACACGGGCGGTGTCGTGGACACGTCCTACACCATGATCTTCAACAACGGCGGGACCATCGTGGAGGTCTCGACCGAGCACAGCACCTACTTCACCGAGCGCACGATGGCGCTCTCGCTGGTGCGTCGGCTCGGCATCTTCCACTACCGGCCCAGCGCAGCCTGCACCATCACGGGTATCTAGGCCATGCCAGTCATCAGCGGCGGCGTGGTCGTCCAGCCCGGACGGCTCCTCGTCGAGACCATCCTCTTCACCGAGAACGGTGCGGGTACCTACACCGGCTCCGTCACCGTTCCCGGCAACTCCCTCATCCACGACATCAAGGTCTGGTCGACGGCACTGTGGACTGCGGCGACGTCGGCGTCGATGGACGTCGGCGATGCCTCCGACCCCAACGGCTGGTATGCCGGCATCGACCTCAAGGCCACCGACCTGCTGCTTGGCGAGCAGATCCGCTTCGAGTCGGCTGGCGGCAAGGAGGGCGTGTACTACGTCGCCGCCACCGGCCTGCTCTCGGCGGCCTGGTCGGCCTCCGCCCGCGTCATCTCGGGCATCGTCACGACCGTGGGCGCAGGCACAGCCGGCCGCACCTACATGCAGGTCATCTACACCGACCCGACCGAGATCGGCGCTGCCACCAAGGCGTAACGGTGCCGACCCTGTACGTCACCGCTGACTGGAAGCGGTTCGTGCCGGAGGGGGACCACGACGCAGCGTTCGTGGTCTCCGCCTCCGACATCGACGCTCGCGGTCTGCGGGCAGCCTACGAAGCGTTCATCCGGCCAGAGGCCGACCCGCCCAAGCAAGCCAAGCGCGCCGAGGACAAGATGGTCCGCCGGCACCACGACAAGTGAAAGGGGAACCACCACGATGGCGACCGGCGACTCCGCGCGAGTCATCCTGCCGCGGTACGAACTAGCCCGGCAGGGGCGCATCTTCTCGGGCAACATCGCCGCTGCTGGCGTCGTGCT